AGTTTTTCTCTCAATGTCATCTCATGTGAAGGATTATAATAAGACTATTGATATATGTATAAATGCTCATTCACTTGGAACGTTCAATGGAAGAGTTCATTTAGTAACGGCAGACAGAATAATATTTAACGTAAGCAGTGTTACCCGAGGCTATTATGGTGAGTATGTGGTTAGTAATAATGGCCTTAGCCTTTTTCAGGTAGTTACTACAGCTAATTATGCGAATGATGTGGCATTGATAAAGCAATTTCCAACACATGAGAATCAAAATGTCACTGTTGAATTTCCTGACACGGACACAAACATATTATTGTTTTGTGAATCTACTGATACCATAACATATATTTATTTTTATGGGACTGGTGTATTTGCAAATGCAATATTAGGTTCAGCGCACACCGTAACAGTTGTGGATAACAAACACATTAATATCACTTGCAAGAAAAATTCACGAGCAATGATAATATGCGGAAAACATTTGGTAGTAACTTAATATTCTAAATCGTAGGTGAACGAGTACTAGAAAGCTGAAACAGAATAATTTATGAATCCAATCTAAGGAGAGCATCAAGAATGAAACTAACTGAACTTTTAAATCAACTAAATCTTGGGAATTTGTCGATTTTACTTTTCTTGGTGCTTTCCCTAGTGGAGATATCGCCGATTAAGATTAATCCGTGGTCGTGGTTGTGTCGAGTGCTTGCAAAACACATCGGAATAACGGATATTAAATCTGAACTTGCAGAAATGCGGAAAAACATTGATGAACTCGATTATAAGATTGATAATCTGAAAGTCGAAGAAGAAGAAAAACGTGAGTTGCGTGAAGCACTAGCGACAAGACGCAGGATATTACGCTTTAATGATGAACTTTTGCAGAGTATGCGGCACAGTCAAGAGATGTTTAATAACGTCCTAGACGATATAACAGATTATGATAATTACTGCAATATGCACCCGAATTTCGTCAATCAACGTGCGATGCTTGCAGAATCAAACATCAAAACGCAGTATCAAAAATGTGTAGAGCAGCATGATTTTTTGTGAGGTGTAAAAATGAAAATGAGTAATAGTATGTATGATTTTTTGAAGTGGGTTGCACAGATTTTACTTCCTGCAATCGGAACGCTTTATTTTGCACTTGCGAACATTTGGGGACTTCCTAATGCTGAACAGGTCGTAGGAACTATAACAGCACTCGACACATTTTTAGGTGTTTTACTAGGAATATCCAATAGTATATATTTATCGGATAATGAGGTAAAGAAATGATTACAGCCGAAAAAGTCATAAAAGAAGCACTGTCATGGGACGGGTATTGCGAAAAGAAAAATGCGTCGAATCTCGGAGATAAGACCGATGCCGGAAAGATCGTAAATGCTGGAGAAGCAAATTATACTATCTTCGGAAAACACTTGCTTGATATGACAGGGGCGACGGACGTTTACGGAATCAATTATCAGTGGTGCGACCAATTTTGTGATGATACTTTGCTCCGTGTATGTATTGCGGAATATGGAGAAAAAGAAGGCATTAAGAAGTGTAAAGCCTTGCTGGGTGGATGGTCCGCATATACTCCAACAAGTGCATCATACTATAAAAAGATAGGTCGATGGTCCACAACTCCGAAAGTGGGAGCGCAAATTTTCTTTAAAAACTCAACACGTATTCACCACACTGGTTGGGTAACAAAAGTAAAGGACGGAATTGTATACACCATTGAAGGAAATACTAATAGTGGCCCTTATGTCATTGCGAATGGTGGTCAGGTCCGCCAAAAGTCATACTGGGCGACAGATACGGCGATAGCTGGTTACGGGCTTCCAGCATACGGAGAAGAGGCCGTAACATATCCAACATGGATTAAGTCGGGTGATAATTGGTACTATAGGCTTTCGGAAGGTGTCAACGCTCACGGCTTTAAGGACATAAAAGCTTCAGACGGGAATACATACCGTTATTATTTCGATACTACTGGAAAAATGCTCACAGGCTGGCAATCTATTGATTCAAAGTGGTATTTTTTCCACGATAACCCATCAAGTGGCTTAGTTGGTGCTTTATATGTAACAGATGCCGACGGAGTTCAGACCGTTGGAAAATACTGATTTATGGGGGTGCTTCGGCACTCCTTTTTTTATTGCATAAAAATATGTGATTTTGCCCATGAATTTACCCATGAAGCTCTATAAAGCACGTATTTAAGCCATTTATCGACCATCTATTACGGGTTCGACTCCCGTCTAGTCCATAAATGAGAAATGGCGGTAAACCTAAAGAAATGTTGATTTTCCTTGGGCTTATCGCCTTTTTTATCGTTGTAAGCGTGGGCAAAAATTACGTTAAAATAGATATTTTTGATTTAAAATTGCCCATGAAATTGCCCATGAATTACCCATGCTATGAAAGCTTTTTGAAACGCTCGTTCAGAGCATCCTGAGCTTGCTGAGATTGCTTGTCTTTTTGATAGTCGTAGACTTTTTTCATGATCTGGCTTCCAGGCTTCCAACCGCCTAATTTTTCTACGTAGCTGTCCGGCATTATCTCACGGGCAGTTGATGCAAAATAATGGCGCATAAGATGCAAGTTAAACTTCGGAATCCCTAGTTTCTTTTGTGTTGCTTGGAGATATTCGTTAAGCTGTCCGAGCGAACCGCTATAGATCGGACCGTCTGGCAATGCTCTGATAAGGTCGGCCACTTCATCAAGGATTTTAAATTTACGGATTGATTGCACTGTTTTAGTAGTTTTAATTACCCATTGACGATTTTTATCTAGGACTTTCGCTTTATTGACCGTAATTGTGTTATCTTCCGATAAATCTGAGGTAAGCAGCGCACCAATTTCGCTTCGTCTGAGTCCATAAGTAGCAAGCCACATCGGCACTTCGTAACGAGTTCCGGCAGAATAACCAAGAATCTTTTTTATGTCGGAATCTTCCGGTACATAGAAGTCTTTAGGTTCTTTTTGTGGCAGAGTGACATTGCTAGAAAAGTTTGGCTTTACTGACTTCATGACAGAGCTGATAAAACCGTTCATATTACGCACAGATTTGGCGCTATGGTGCTTTGCATACTCGTTGACACATATTTGTATGTCTTGTTGAGAAATCGCCGAAATGGGGCATATTTTGAATGATTCAGGCATATTCCGAATTATAGAATAATAGTTATTGATCGTAGACGGTGATAGCACTGCATCTTTTGACTTGATGTAGTTTTCTGCTGCTGTTTGAAATTCTTGATATGGTCCTTTTTCAGGATTTTCCTCAATTATTGACCATAGTAGTCTATCAGCTTCGGATTTACTGGGCCTTCGCTCTAATATCATTCGATACCGTTTGCCCTTATACATTTTTGATATTCGGTAATTTCCGGACTTTAATTTTTCAATCGTTGCCATAACTCCTCATTTCTATGGTATAATAACCATGTTACTGTTAATTGCTATACATGAAGGTAACAATATCAACGCGCACATCAAATTAGCTCTGCCGGTGCAACGGTGGAGCTTTTTGTTATGCAGATGGTTTCATAAGTGTAAAAAAGTGGTAGAATAATAGTAATTAAGTGCAAGCAACGAATTATACTCCTTTGAAATATGCGATTGTTGTTGATTGGTTTTTCATTTCTCTTAGTGCTTATTGGTTTCCTGTTAAACATAAATACTCATGACTTGCACTTTTCTTAGTCCCTCAGATGCCAGCTGAGGGGCTTTTTTATTGTTTAAGTTTAATTCGTTTACATTATCCAACATTACGCAACATTACCAATTTGCTGGCGTTAGCAAAATGTTGTTTAACTCTTGTTTAATTCTTGTTTAAATTTGTCAAGGAACTTAAAGTTCCCTTTTTGTCAATTAAGTGGGACTTAATCAATAGGATCATCAAAATTGCGATTAATCGTATGTCGCTTGAGTGCATGCTCTTTTATGACTTCTTGTCTCAAAAATTCTGCATAAGCTTTCAAATGTTCTTGTTGCTCTGGCGGTAATTTCCGATATAGCTCTAAGATAGCCATATCCTCATCATTTCCGACAACATAATCTATTGCTGTTTCTGTCATTTGACTTATCGGAACATTTAAGATTTTGCATGCTTTAAACAGCAAATCTATATCGATAGAATTTAAACCCTGTTCCCAATTTGATACAGATGATGGACTTATGCCGAGTTGTTTAGCCATTTCCGTTTGCGACAGCTTGGCTTGTTTCCGATATTTTCTAAAATTTTTCGAGATAATTTCTCTTAATTCGGTCATGTTAAAACCTCCCTTCATTTTTGATAATAACGCAAAAATATTTGTAAAACAAATAAATCTAACAGAATTTCTGTAAATTTTATTGACTTCACAGATACGCTGTAGTATTATCTAATCATTCACAGAGGAACTGTGAAAATCATAAGAGAGGAGTCAAATAATGGTACAGCAAAAAATCAGAGAGTACATGATTGCTAAGGGCATCAAGTTCAAGAAGGTGGTTGAGGATACCGGAATATCTCAAAGTACATTCAGCGCAATCATTAATGGGCAGCGGAATTTAAAAGCTGATGAGTTTTTCGCTATTTGTAAATCACTAGGAGTTCCGCCAGAGACTTTTGACCCTGATAAAGCAGAATTTGTTGGAGCGTAACAGAGAGGAGGAACATGAACGACTTAGTTTTTACTCGGAAAGATGAGGCGGTTACTGATAGCTTGATTGTGGCTGAGTATTTCCACAAAGACCACAGAAAAGTTTTAAGAAGTATTGATAACTTGTTGGGGGGTCTGCCCAAAAATGGTCATACCCTATTCAAAGAAACTAATTACATTGAGGAGCAAAACGGTCAAGAATACAGAAAATTTTTAATGAACCGAGACGGCTTTTCACTTTTGGCAATGGGTTTCACCGGCAAAAAGGCTTTGCAATGGAAGCTGAAATACATCGAAGAATTTAACAAGATGGAACAGGCTTTGATGGAGCGTAAAAACGAGGAATACATCAACGCTCGTAAAAACGGGATCCTTACAAGGAAGTCTGAAACGGACATGTTAAAAAAGCTTGTCGAGTACGCAGAATCACAAGGCTCAACTCATGCAAATATGCTCTATGTCACATATACAAAGCTGGTTAACAAGCTTGTCGGAGTAAAAACAAGAACCGGCGCAGATGCAAGGCAACTAAAGGATTTAGAGACTTTGGAGCGTGTCATTTTGAGTGTTATTGATGAGGGAATCAGCAAAAAGAGCGACTATCACGAGATTTATCAAGAGTGTAAAAAGAATTGCAAATTGATTTCCGAGATTGCTCATTTTGGCGATTATTCGAAGCTCAGACCACTACCAACATAAAGAGGTAGCAACATGAAAGAAACCAATAAGTTAAGACTCTACGTCAAGCAACATGGCTTAGAGCGCAAGCTTGAAAGCGTGGCGGCAATCGCTCGATATCTTGGATATGACGAACATTGTTTTAGAGCAAAGCTAGACAAAAGCACGTTCAGACTTCCGGAACTAAAGAAGATATTTAGAGAACTAAAGTTTAAGCAAGAAGAAATCATCGAGGTAATGACGACATGAGAAGAACAACAAGGACAGCATGGAGAGCTAAAAGATTAGCGAGAGCGGTATTTAGCAATATATTCAATCTTATCGGAATAATCTTAGGAATTATAATTTTTTCTTTCGGTGCATTTCTTGCACTAGCCGGAGATTACAAAAGCATCATTCTGATGGCTACCGGTTTTACTTTCCTGTTATCGAGTGCCGAAAATATTGAAAAAAGGGGATGAAAATAATGCCAGATCATTACAAGATTCCGACAAAACATCAATTTTATCTCACAGATGAATTTGATTGCCGGAGATATATCAAGCCGGGCGATGCAGTCAAGTTTCATCATGACAACAAAGATAATGAGCTGTCAGACGGTATATTTTCTGTGCTAGAGGTTTATGAACAATTCGTAATCCTGATCGGAAACTATACAAACATCACTGTAAACCGTTGGGATATTGAGTCCGTCAATGGGTACAAAATCACAGGTGGATGTTTTAGTAAGCTTTTGGAGGTGCTTGATGGAAGAATTTAGTACGGTTTTCACCGTCAAAATTGATATAAGCAACTTCGCATTAAATGCGAAAGATGCTGCAAGCATCAACGAGGAAACTATTAAAGACTACTTAGCGCAGATGATGAACCACAGCGGAGTTGATGGAATAAGTATTGTAGAGGTCGGAAAGACCGTAAAAACGAGCAAATACCTCTAAGCACTGGGAATGCTTAAAGGTATAAAAATGGAAATTGATTATATTTGAGAGGTGTGAAAAAACATATCAGGGTATGTATTAACACACTTTCATTTTATCACAAAAGTGGAGGTTTTGAAATGAAATATCAACATGGATTGCCGGAAACTACTCCGGAATTTAAACAGGATGCTAAAGACCTAATGGCAAGCTTGGCGCATTTTAAAGAGCGTTACGGCATTAAGGGAGCTGTAACAATCATGAATATGGGAGTTGATAGCGAGGAAATATCTCAGCGCATAACCATATATGGCGATGATTCATATCGCAAAGATGGAAGCAAAGACGGATTCTGGACAATGGATTATTATCTCAGCACAGGCAGAACAAGTGTTGACTATATACCAATGGAGGATAATTGATATGGATAAACAGAGATTTACAGACCTCAAATCACTTGCAGATGTTCTTGGACTTTCTCCTAATGACGCATTAGAGATTGCTAAAAAAGCACAGGCTGAAATGAAAATCGGCAACAAGACTTGGTATGACTGGGACAAGGCACTTGACTTTGTTAAGAGCCAGAACGCATCAAAAATCAAGTGGTATGGCATTGATACTGTCCGATCTGGCAGAGTAGTAAGAGATACTGACGTAAGTATATCCATTGATAAAAACGATAAGTTACGTATCTCGTTTAAATTAAACGTTTTAAAGGGAGTCAAACTTAACAGAGTGCTAATTGGTACTTATGAAAATCGTATGTATTTTAAATTCGGTTCCGAAGGCTATGCGATGGCACTTAAAGAAAAAAGTGTCACTTCCACAAGTCTGAAGTGCCGTGATGGCTTGAGAGACTTTATCGGTTCATATGCTCATTTACACAAAGACGGAGAGCTTTTTTACATCGAGAGGGAGGTAGATAACAATGACTGATGATCCCGTTAGAGATGCAGACAGATACAACTCCGATTTGGAAGATAGACCGATGCGCAAGTATGAGGGGCAAATTGAGCTAGTTATAAAACTTGATTGCTTTGGAAAGAATCAGAGCGAAGCCGAGGACGATTTGCGTCAGAGAGCGGACGAATTGCGTGATTATATCATGTGTTTAAAAACCGTCGGAGATGTTGAAGTAGAAATTAATCGAACAACCACAGGAGGGGAGATTGAATGAAGGAAACTTTATACAGTTTGACTCAGGACTATAAGGACCTTTTAGACCTTGCCGGAAGTGCTGAGCCGGAAGAAATAGAAACATTCAATGACACTTTGGAAGCTGTCCTTGGACAGATTGAAGTCAAGGCTGATGGATATGCAGCAGTAATGTCTGAGATTGAGGGCAGAGCTGACATCGTAGCAAAAGAAATTAATAGACTCAAAGCTATCGAGGATAGGCTTGTGGCGACTCACAAGCGCATGAAAGACCGTTTGAAGTCTGCAATGGAAGAATTGCACACTAATGAGATAAAGACCGATTTACACCGTTTTAAGCTTGTTAAGAACGGCGGAAAGCTTCCGCTAATCATCGATGGCGGTGTTCCGGATAACTTTAAGCGTGTTGAGTACGTGGATGATAACGAGAAAATCCGCAAGGCTTTGGAGTCAGGCGAAGCATTGACGTTTGCACATCTTGGAGACAGGGGAACACATTTAAAGATTGATTAAAAGTATTATAAGTAAACACTTTTTGGAGGTGTATATATGTCTAGATTAATCGCTGTTATGGGCGAGAGCGGTTCCGGTAAGACAACATCAATGCGGAACTTGGACCCTAAGACAACATTTTATATTGATTGTGACAAAAAAGGTCTTTCGTGGAAAGGCTGGAAGAAACAGTATAGCAAAGACAATCAAAACTATGTTTGTTCTGATGACATAGACTTTGTTACTTCTACAGTTCAAATGATATCAAATTCCGATAAGTTTCAGCATATCAAGGTTGTAATAGTTGACACAATCAATGCGCTCATGGTCGCGGACGAAATGAAGCGCATGAAGGAAAAGGGATATGACAAGTGGCAAGACCTGGCCTTTTCCGTCTATAGCTTGATTGATAAAGCGCTCACATTTCGGGATGATCTAACAATTATATTCTTGGCACATACTCAGACAGATCGAGAGGATTCCGGCTATATGTTTACACATATAAAGACAAGCGGCAAGAAGCTCGACAAGATTGTACTAGAGTCGAAGTTTTCAACAGTTCTGCTCTGCAAGAACATTGACGGAGAGCATAAGTTTGAGACCAGAGCCAACAACTCAACGGCCAAAATACCGATGGGTGCTATTGATGAAGCTTTGATAGATAACGATATAGTTCCGGTTGTTAAAGCACTTGAAGATTTCTAATAGTGCTTAAAAATACAATTTCAATTTAAGGAAGGACAAAATTTTATGATTAAGAAGTTCAATGATTATGAGGACACTAAGG